CACAAACACTTGCTGACTATGTTGGTAATGAAACCATCAAAGAAACAATTCAGCAATATTTAGATGCAAACGATATACCACATTTATTGTTATACGGAAAAGCAGGCACTGGTAAGACCACACTTGCTAAACTAATCGTAAACACAATCAAATGTGACTTTATGATTATCAACGCATCGGATGAAAACAATGTGGACACTGTTAGAACAAAAGTTAAGAACTTTGCATCATCGGTTGGGTTTGCAGGTTTCAAAGTAATCATCTTAGATGAGTTTGATTATATGACACCGGGAGCACAAGCGATTTTGAGAAACTTAATGGAAACATTCAGTAAACATTGTCGTTTTATCTTAACCTGTAATTACATTGAGAAAATAATTGACCCTATCCAAAGTAGATGTCAATCTTTCGCAATCACTCCTCCGACCAAAAAGGATGTAGCAGTTCAGGTAGCAAAGATATTAGATGCTGAAAAGATTAAGTATGAACCAAAGAATATGGCTGATGTGATTAATTCATATTACCCAGATATTAGAAGAATACTTAATACTTGTCAATTACAATCTGCAAAGGGAGAATTAAAAGTAGACCATAGAGTAATGGTTGAAGCAAACTTTGCAACTAAACTTATTGACTTGTTAAAAGCAGACGATGATAAGAGAAATATGTTTATGAAGATTAGACAGGCAGTGGCCGACAATAGATTAAACGATTATTCAGAAATGTATACAATGTTATACGACAAAGTAGATGAATACGCGAAAGGAAATGTGGCAAATACAATCTTAACAATTGCAGATGGTCTTTCAAAGGACGCATTGGTAGTGGATAAAGAAATCGTATTTATGTCTACAATTATACAAATATTAAACATAATAAAATAATGGAACAACAAATGAACCAATTACCGCCGAATTTCAATTTAAATGACGCGAGAGATATGGATTGTGAATGTGGTGGAAAAATCTTCTTACCAGGTTACAGATTCAAAAAAATTAGTAGATTATTAACAGGTGCACCAAAGGATTCAGTTATGCCAATTGAATTGTATGTATGTGCAACTTGTGGCAAACCTTTAAATGAATTACTTCCACAAGAATTACAAGAAACAAAAATCATAGAATAATGGCAACTAAAAAGTTATTTGACCATCTTAATGCAATTACTTCTGAACAAGACCCAAATTATTTTGATAAATTGTCAGAAGAGGATTTGAAATCATGGAGTAACTTTATGGTAAATCGTTTTCTTTCTATGAAACCAGAATGGGTTGAATTGATTGCATCTCTATTACCTTTAACACAAACTTTACAACCAAAAGAAATGTATAAGTTGTATATTAGTGTTATTCCAAAAGGTAAATACTTTTTGAAATACATAAAGGGAAAATCAGAGGATAAATACGAACAATTCATAGTTGACTTATTAAAGAAAGAATATGATTGTTCAGAAAATCAAGCAATTGAATATTTGGAAGTTCTTTATTCAACGAGAGAAGGTAGAGAATATATGAAATATGTCTGTGAAAAATATGGTATAGATAAAAAGCAGATAACTAAACTAAAACTTAAGATATAATTTGGTAAATCCAATTATTTGTCTTATATTACAGTTATTATGGCAAGAGTATCATTTTCACAATATAGCATGTGGCATAACTGCCCACAGCAATACAAATTAGCATACATAGATAAGTTAGGAGAATCGTCATCTAACATACATTCAATCTTTGGAACTGCAATGCATGAGACACTTCAAAACTATTTGGAGAAATGTTTAAGAATATCAAAGTCACAAGCTGACAAGATGATTGACTTACAAGAGTATTTAAAAGAAAGAATGAGAGATGCATATCTTAAAGAAACCGAAGGTGAAATAGGCAACACTACAATTTGCACCAAAGAAGAAATGGTAGAGTTTTTAGAGGATGGAAATGTCTTATTAGATTGGTTCCAAAAACCGAAAAACTTTAACAAATTCTTTTCGTTAAAACACGATGAGTTGGTAGCAATTGAACAACCTATAAACACAAAAATTTCTGAGAATGTAAACTTTATGGGTTTCATAGATTTGATTATCAGAGATACATTTACAGGCAGATACAGAATTATTGACTTTAAAACTTCTACAAGAGGTTGGAGCAAGTATCAAAAATCAGACCCAGTTAAAAGTGCACAAATCCTTCTATACAAAAAGTTCTATGCTGAATTGATTGGCATTTCCGAAGATGTGATTGATGTTGAATTTATCATATTGAAAAGAAAGGTAGAAGTAAGAGAGGATATCCCAACACATAGAATCAGTAAACACATACCTGCAAATGGTAAGGTATCAGTAAATAAAGCATGGAAAGGTTTTACGGACTTTGTAGAGAGTGTATTTGACAAAGATGGTAATTATAAAACCGAAATAGAGTACCCAAAGAACGCAACTAAACTATGTGAATGGTGTGAGTTTTTTCATAGAGGATTATGTGATAGAGGATTAAAAAATTTAAATTAAACAATATATATTTTAAAAGTTATGGCAAAAAAGAAGATTCTGTTATTATCAGATGATTTAAGAATGGCAAGTGGTATTGCCAACGTCTCCAAGCAATTAGTATTAGGAACAGTTGATAAATACGATTGGGTACAATTAGGTGCAGCAATCAAACACCCAGAAGCGGGTAAAATATTAGATTTAAATGATAGTGTTAGAGAACAAACGGGTGTTAAAGATGCATCTGTAAAAATATATCCGTATGATGGATATGGTAATGCTGATGTAATTCGCCAATTGATAATGGCAGAACAACCTGATGCAATCCTACACTTTACAGACCCAAGATATTGGTTATGGTTATATGATATGGAACATGAAATCCGTCAATCAGTACCTTTATTCTTTTATCACATTTGGGATGATTTACCAGACCCAAAATATAATCGTAACTATTATGAAAGTTGTGATTGGATTGGTTGTATTTCAAAACAAACATATGGTATTACCCGTAGAGTTTGGGGTTGGGATAAAGAAAAACATTGGACTAAACCTGCAGATTGGCAAGTAAGTTATGTACCACATGGTATTAATTCCGACTTATATAAACCAGTAGAAGTTCCAAAAGATTTTAAACAAAGTATATTTGGAGATAAAGAATATGAATTTGTTTTATATTGGAATAATAGAAACATTCGTAGAAAACAACCAATTGATGTTATTCTTGCATTTGACAAATTTGTTGAAGCATTAAGACCAGAAGAAAGAAGTAAGGTATGTTTATTGATGCATACTAATCCTGTGGAAGAACATGGTACTGATTTACCAAGAACAATTGCAGAATGTTGTTCACCTGAAACAAATGTAGTATTTGCACCAAATAGATATTCCGAAGAACAATTGAACTATCTTTATAATATAGGTGATGTAACAATCAATGTGGCATCTAACGAAGGATTTGGATTAGCAACTGCAGAATCAGTAATGGCAGGAACACCAATCATAGTAACGGTTACCGGTGGTTTACAAGACCAATGTGGATTTAGAGAAAGAGGTACGGGTAAATTATTAACCGCAGAAGATTATGTAGAGATTGGTTCTTTACACGATAGACATAGAAAAGCAGGTGTAGTTTGGGGAGATTGGGTTAAACCAATTTGGCCAGTTCGTTCATCAACGGGTTCAGTTCCTACTCCATATATTTTTGATGATAGAGTTGATTTTGAAGATATTACTCCATTGATTATGGATTGGTATAAAATGCCAAAAGAAGATAGAGATAAAGCTGCATTAAAAGGTAGAAAACATTTCTTAGGGGAAGGACTTTTAAGTAAAGAAGCAATGTGTAAAACATTAATAGATGGCATGGAAGGTGCATTTGAAAATTGGAAACCAAAACAAAAATTTAAATTAATAGAGTTATAGTATGAAACCAACATTAGTATTTCAGGCACCAGTATCTACAAGAAGTGGATATGGTGACCACGCAAGAGATTTATTACATTCTCTTTATAAATTGGATAAATTTGAAATCAAAGTTATTAGTACTCGTTGGGGAAATACTCCAATGGATGCTCTTAATTATGATAATGAATTTCACAAATGGATAGTAGATAGTATTATTGCAAAAGTTGAACAAAAACCTGATGTGTATATGCAATTAACTGTTCCAAATGAATTTCAACCAGTTGGACATTACAATATTGGAATCACCGCGGGTATTGAAACGACACATTGTGCAATAGATTGGATACATGGTTGTAATAAGATGGATTTAATTATAACACCATCCGAACATGCAAAGTATAGTTTAGTTCAAACGGTTTATAATGAACAAGACACCAATACAAAACAAATTGTAAGACAAATCAAAATTGAAAAACCAGTTGAAGTTTTGTTTGAGGGTTTTGATGAAAAAGATTTTGGAACCGATGAAGTAGTACACATTACCGAATTAGACAAAATCAAAGAAGATTTTGCATTCTTATTCGTAGGACATTGGTTGAGAGGTGATTTGGGTGAAGATAGAAAGAATGTGGGGATGATGATTAAAACATTCGCAATGGCATTTAAGAATGAAAAGGTTAAACCTGCATTAGTTCTTAAAACCAGTTCCGCGGGATTTAGTATAATTGATAGAGAAAATATTGTGGCAAAAATTAGAGAAGCATTAGGTAACGACTATAAGAAAGTTCCAGTTTATCTTTTACATGGTGATTTAACTCAATCGGAAATGAATGGGTTATACGAACATCCAAAAGTAAAAGCAATGTTAAACTTTACAAAAGGTGAAGGATTTGGCAGACCCCTATTAGAATTCAGTTTAACAGGTAAGCCTGTAATTGTATCTAACTGGAGTGGCCATTTAGATTTTTTAAAGAATGGTGCAGTATTATTGGAAGGTGAATTGAAAAATGTACATGACTCTGCAGCTGACCAATTTTTATTAAAAGAATCACAATGGTTTAATGTAAATATTTCAAAAGCTTTGGTGAAAATAAAAGATGTTTATAAAAATTATGACAAATATAAGGCAGATTCTTTCCAATTAGGTAAACAAAACTTACAAAATTTTAGTTTAGAAAAAATGACTAAATTATTTGACGGCATTTTAAATCAGTATGGTATTTATACTAAAGTACAACCAAAATTTCAACAGTTACAATTACCAAAATTGAAAATGTTAAATAAATAATGCCAGCATATAATCCAATATACCGCAGATACATAGATGATAAAAATGTTGTTATGCCAAATCAAATGGTTAGAGCAAAATTTTACATTATTAAAGAATACGAATATGTTGATGGTAAAAAGGGGAGATATACGGAAGCAACTGCTCCTATTATATTTACATTATTTGTGTCAAGAGCAAAGGACATAGTGCACGCCGTAAAAGTTTCAGATGTTAGACCTGATTTGATAAAAAGATTTTTTGGTAAATTTGTAAATGAAGAAACCGAATTATTAGAAGTAGAAGGTTCCTCAAGAAAATTATACCAATCAATTGTAAAAAAAGTTCCAATTATAAATGATAATGCATATAGAACTTATAAATTGAGTGGCTTTGGAAGAATATTAGAATTAGATATGGATGTTAATGAATTGACACCAAAGAGAATGAATGTAGAAGGAATAAGTGTAAAATCACAAAAACAAAATAAATAGTTATGACATCAAAAGAATTCGTTATTTGGTTAAAAGGTTTTAC